CATTAACTGAGGCACAAATGACAGCCATCGATGGTGGTATTATGATGAATGGAAGAAATCATTATCCTCCACAAGTATTGGAAATGTATGATAGACAAAAGGCACCAGCAGCCACGGCAACTGCTACACCAGCAGCGGCAGCAATACCAGCAGCACCAGCAGCGGCAGCGCCAACACCACCACCAGCAGCAATGCCAGCAGCGGCAGGAGAAATCACCGGTCCACGTGGACATACGGGAATTGATGCTCTTATGTCACGTTTTCGTAATGAAGAAAATGTCATAAGAGAAACAAGAAGACAACAAACTATTGAAACTAATAGAACACAAATTGAAAATGATATGTTACGCAATCAGGCAGATGCATTGTCTAATGGTGCGGATGCTGGTCGTGTGATAGCTCAAGTTGATCGTGTAAAAGAATTGCTTGATCAAGGAAAACATGAAGAAGCAAATTATGTAGTAGAACAAATCCACAGAAGAGCAACCGTTGTTGGACCTGATGGAGAACTTCGTTATGATGATCCATCAATAGATCGAGTCCCAGCAATCAACAATCATCCTGCAAATAGAATGATTCCAGAAAGTCTCTCTGGCAATCATGATTCCACCCCAATTCAACAACCTGCAAATAGAATGGTTCCAGAAAGTCTCTCTGGCAATCATGATTCCACCCCAATTCAACAAAATGCAGATGATTCTAAAATAAGTGACGCCGAACGTATTAGGGCGAGCGAAGAACGCAATACCGGAATTATGAATGAATTGAATATTAATTCAAGAGAAATATTATTCAAAGCAAAGAAAATTATTTTCACGGAGGAAGGGGCTGATGCTGCTACACAAAATAATCAGACTGCTGCTACCCCAGTAGCACCGCCAGCAGCACCATCATCTGCAACTCCAACATCACCACCAGCAGCAACACATGTGCCTCCTACACCAACAACAGGGGCTAACATAAACACACAATCTACAAAAAATGAGGCCGCCAGAACGTCGCCTTCTCAGCAACCACCAACGCAGATGACTTCATCACCAGTACAAACGCCAGCATCTTCTGGTTCTGGGTTTATGATTGATCCAAATGATCCAGGCAATGTTGAACCTGAAGATTCTGCAACAAGATATGCGTTGCTTTTTGGATTTTCAATAGCGGCATAAAAAAAGGGCTGAGATTTCTCTCAGCCCCCTTGCAGTTTATTTAAACTTGTTGAACCTCGAAAAATCAGGCATATCATCGTCGTCATCATCTGGCAGAATTATCGCAGCACGCTTAGGTGCAGCAGTCTTGGACTGTGGTGCGTCTTCCTCTGACAACCCCTCCTTATCTTCATTACGAAGATTTGCAGCAACACTACTACCACTACTTGGCTTTGCCGACTCAGACACTCCAAGAACATAATCTAGGCGCTTCTTAAGTTCCTCATAAGTCTTGAAATTCTCTGGTGAAATAAATGCCTGAAGAGAATGTTGCATCTTCCAAAGAGCCTCAAGCTGTACATCATCACCATCAAACAATGAAGAAACTGATGCAAACCCAGATGCATCATAATTACGATTATCATCGACAGTGCGAATCTTTAGCTTGAAATCCGCGCCGTTCCAAAAGTCGAAAGGATTGATTTTTACTTCATCCTTGAACTGAGGATTCATCGCCGCATTAATCTTGTCAAAAATCTTTGTTCCGTACTTGAACAGAAATACCTTGCCATTATTCTCTGGATTTAGTTGATCCTCGATAACATAGATATTTGAGATATAACGAAGATTGCGTTTTTGCTTGCGTGCCTGTTTGCGTGAGGGAGATTCATCGTCATTGACCAAATTCCAAAGCTTGTTATTAACTTCGGCAACTGGATCAGCTACGCCCTTACCTAGCGTAGTACGTGAATTCTCAATGTACCAGCGACCAGTTGGAATGTGCTTGAATGAATGCTCATATAGGCGAACGAAAGGAACTTCTTCCTCGCCAGGAGCAGGAAGGAAACGAATAACAGCATAACCGTTACCGCTTTTATCTACTGCTGGATACCAGAAACGTGGGTCTGGACCATTCTCATTCTTGTTCATCTTCTGAACTTCCTGAGTTAGCTTCTCCAAAGAGTTACCAGAATTCTTTTTTAGTTTAGAAAAATCTACCATTGTATATAAATCCTTTTTTATTGTAAGCTATTGTAAGCTATTGTAATTATTGTAATGAGAACGAATTCTCACCACTATTTAGTGTACTCCAAATCTGCAAATATGTCAAGAACCATTTTGCAGATTTTATCCTCATCGATGTTGATGAAAGATTTTGCCTTCTTGACTTTCATAGAAATTTCTTTCCAGATGAAATCATCCTTCATTTTCTTATCCCATCCTTTAATGGCTTTAAAAGTATGAGCCAGGACTACAAGAGTTTCCAAGCTAATTTCATTACCAAGATAAAGTTTGATCAGGTTTGGATGAGAGCATTCATCTGTCTCAAAATTTTTACTGAACGGCTCATCCAGCTTTGACAAGTCATTTCGTATCACATACGAAAGAGATTGCTGATTTTTATTCCATTGCTCATAAATTTTCTTGCCTTCCTCAGAAACAATATCACCGACGAAAGGTTTTTGCTTCATCATAAAATTTGCAAGCAATAATTTATGTGGGTCTGGTTGTCTTGACAATTTTTCAAAAAATATAGTATCTCTTCGTTTGGTGAAAGTATCATACGAAGTAGAAATTTTTTGTTTGCCAGCATACTTTGTGTAATCAAATTTTACCGTATTGAAGTGTGTTTTTATTGCAATATAGTCACAATAACATTCATACGGTGTCATATTAATGCGATCCTTTATACTTCACATACCAAAAATGCGGCGATTGACTATTGTAATTGAAAGCAATTTTCCAATTTCGTCGTTCCCATGAATTATGAAAAAGCTGCCATTCTAGCTTCTCAAAAGATTTTTTATTTCTTTTGAGTGCTAGCCGCTGTTTAACCGTTATTCCAGTATTATAATATCTCATATGGGAAGTCTGGACGACTTTTTCAAATAGTTTAAATTTTCTGCTTCTGCTTGAATTTTAGATTTGATTACCATATCCTTGTCAATTAGAGACGCAGCATGTTCTACTTCTAGATTATTGATTTCGCACCAGTGAATGACCGCATCAATAAACTGCATACGGTCATCTTCACATAATTCCCTGATATCATCAGAAAATTTTAAAGTTTTATCAAGTAGCATCTTTGCGCTGCTCGTTAGTGTATAGACCAGAAGAGTACATATCTGCTGTTGACATACCCTTAGATTTGCTTGTTCTCATTGTAGACACAGAAGCACCCAGAGACGACATTGTGCCTTTCATGTTATGAGTGCTGTATTGAAGCGTATTGTGAACGCCCATACCAAGAGCAGACGATGCAACAAACGCATCAATATTTGCACCAAGGAATGTAAAAGTCCATTCCATTTTTTCAGCAGCCGAAATCAAAGTCTTGATTTCATCAGTTGAATATGCGCGTGAAGAATTTTCCTGACCATCAGTCATAATAACAATAATCACGCCAGGACGTTCTGATACTGGCAATGATTTTAGTGCCAGATTGATATGCTTGATTGTATCACCAATTGCGTCATTCAGATTGGTGCCGCCTCTTCTTGGGTCATATGTCTCGTGGCTTAACTTAGGAACTTCATTAAGTGGGCGATTATGATAAACTCGCTTGATTTCTGGTGCATCAAACTTAACGAGAGTCATATAGCCCTTTCCAGATGTCTCAGACGCAGCAATTTGTCCCTCTAGAAATTCGTTGAATGCAGAAATAGTAGAATCGCGCGCATGATGCATACTACCTGACTCATCCATGATCACGACAATGATGTTGCCGTTTGTACCAGACATTTCAAGATCATAGCCTGTTGGTACTAGCTTTTCAAGACTCATTTTTTTGTTCTCCATAATTTATTGGGTTTGGTAAGTTGGTTGTTTCAAAGATTTTAAAAGGCGCGAGCCAGTTTTGTGGGTTTGTTAACGGAAAATTAAAAAAGTCCATTTCCATTATCCTACGTCCATAGTGAATTATAGTATTTTGCGAACAAACGAAGTCCATTGTCCATACGTTTTTTGTGCTTATCCATACCTTCATGATCAATTTTGAAAGTATGATTTGGTCCATTTAAAAGTTCATCTGTGACGGGATTAATTTTCCAATCAATTTCACCAGATGCATATTGCTCGGACCAATCATCCCCCGTTGCATGCTGCTCAAATGCCCAGATCATTTCATCAATGACATAATCCCAGCGTTTAAAATGAAATTCGTCGGGTTCTCCTACGTTTTTCTCATCTTCAGTCTGTGGCTTGGCGGAAGTAGAATGTAGCCCCTCTGGAACATCGCTGTCCTCGACTAATGGAGCGCCGTGTTTGTTTGCCTTAAGCTTTTTCAGAAGCGGCGCAATAATAAGAGCCAAAGTATGATCAGCATTCCATACATCATAATCATCAATATGTACACGAATTTTTCGCTTCTTCTTGTTCTCAATCCAATTACATAGCGTATTTACCCATGTACCACAAAGCATATCACCAAAATGGTCCGCTCTGTCCTTCCCAATAATCGGAGCAAACCATCCAGCAATCTGGTATGGTCCTATCCAGGAGGGATAAGGCCCAATATTTACACGCATTATACTGTCACACTCCAATAATGTTGTAAAAGCCATATAATTATTGTTACCCCGCAACATATTAAAGCAGCTTTAATATGGTCCCAAACATCTACATACATATTTTCAAGTAAAACAACTGACCTCCAACCAAGAAAGAAAAATGCGAAAATTAGAAATAATATGCCAATTTGCATTATTCATCGTTTCCTTCAGTCTCTACGGCACGAAGCTCGCAATAAGCATCATGTGATACCCGTGTGTTATTTTCTCGGTTGGTTCCATTTATGGCCTTAACCATAGAAAGCGACGCCACACATTCCCGAAATCCGGTAGTCTCTAGACGAGTAGGAGCATTGGGAACACCAGATACGCTGGTGGTAATCACCAGCGTCACAATCAAATTAAACATTATTCAGATTCCTTGATTTCATAATAAACGGCAGCGCGAATTAAAGAAACTCCATTAATGGAAATTACAGCCCCTGAAGTTTTCATATATTTCTCGGTGTCATCACAGATTTGTAGCACACGATTCATGGCTTGTCTATATGCTTCTGCTTCACCAATCGTATAACTTTTCAAAGCTTTTTCCATTATGAATTCCTTTCATCTCAAAAATTGGTAGGGATACTTGGAATCGAACCAAGACCACCCGGTAATCCGCCGGCTCCATTACGGTCGGCATTATAAGTGCCGCGTGCTAACCTTTACACCATACCCCCATATTTATTTTATCAACATTCCTCCGGTTTTATAGTTAGTCTTATTGACATTGCTGTTTATAAAACAGAAGGCTCTATGCGCGCTGGGAGGGATTCGAACCCCCATTTTCAAATCCAATTACGGATAACAGTTTAGAAGACTGCCTCGATTACCAGCACAAACTCTATTTTTGTAGTGTACTCTATTTATGTGAGTAAGTCAAGAGAAAAATCAAACTTCTCCGTTCAGATATTGAAGCAACCTATTGTTCTGCCATTCGCGTTCAGCAGCACGAGCATCATAAGCAGCAGCATAAACACCAACAGCAGCATAAGCAGCATAAGCAGCATTAGCAGCAGCATTAGCAGCAGCACGAGCAGCAGCATAAGCAGCATCAGCAGCACGAGCAGCAGCATAAGCAGCACGAGCAGCACGAGCAGTAGCATAAGCAGCAGCACGAGCATCATGAGCAGCACGTAGCTCTTCCATACCGATCTTACCAGCCCAGAAGTCACGAACAGCAACAATCGCTGTCATCACTCGTGGGTCGCTGTTCTGGTGCGCTACGCGCTCGGCACAGTCAGCAGCGAACAAAGACAGATTGCGCTGGTTCCAATTCGTGACTTCGGCAGTCAGCTTCGCTGTACGGCAGACCCACTTGGCCCCATTAGCAATTACTTCATCGCCAGGAGTAATCAAAAACATTCGATCAGATCGATGTTGTTGCCAATAACGAATGGTCGTATAATGGTAGCCCTTCTGGCAAGGAACCAAATCACCATCAATTGGTGGCATCCAATCACCAACAATCCAGCTACCTGCTCCTATTGGAGCAGCCAGATTGTCACGAAGAAACTTTACCGGAGCATCAAGAGTTAGCTTTTTCATCACGAATCCCTCATCAATCTATAAAAGCATTATA